TGCGGGCCAGGTCCGCCAGCTTCTGGAGGTTTTCCGGCGAGTACCCCCCACGAAGGCCGGAGCAGGCTTGGGCGTACATCCAGCCGTTGAGGCTTGACACGATGGCGTAGCCGGTCTCGTCCTCGCCCCGGCCTGCGGGGTCGATTGTCATCACCGTACCCTGCCACTTGATGTAGTCCCCCTGGACTCGAAACGGTTTGTGGTAACGGTCGCCACGCAGGCCGACGTTTGGCAGGTCGTCGAGGGCGTATTCGGGAGATCCCGACCAGAAGACCTTTTCGGGGCCGTGTTCGTTGTCAAAGTCCATCACGACGAGGTCTGACAGCTTCAGCGGGTATCTCTCCTGGTCGCTCAACGAGGTGTTGAGCATGAACTGGAGGGAGTAGCCGGAGTTTCCATAAGACAGCCGACGCTCGGCTAGATCCATCAGGGAGAACCGCGTTGGTTCCGTCGGTTCACCTACCCGAGACGAGTCCCAGGCATCGGCGATGTACGGTGCAAGCTTCTTCCCGTACTGCTCGAACATCTGGGAGTTCGGGTATTCAGCGGGCCAGATCCTGGTCTGGTACCCGCGGTCTTCCAGGAGTTTGTAGATCGAATCCTCGCACTGCGGGGTACCGAGGAAGACGATTCGACCGTCAGGCTTCAGAATGGCGTCTGCTTCCTTGATCGACTCAGAGAGTTTGTCACGCATCATCTGCGTGTCTGAGTTGTTCGGTACCTCGACGTCATCCAGGACGATGAGGTCTGCTCGGCTTCCCGTGAGCTGTCCCGTGATGCCCACGCTCTTGACGCTTGGGGCGTGGCTGGCCTTGGCTGGTCCTACGTCAAAAGCGATCTTGGAATCTCGCTGCCCTTCCCGCGGCTTCAGGTGCTGAAACAACGGCATCTCTTCGATCAGACGCTTCGTGAAGGTGGTGAAGTCGTCCGCTCGACTCTTGCTGGCGGACACAACAAGGATGTTTGTGTCCGGGTTCTTTCGCAGCACGTGCAAGACGTATGCCGAAGTGATCCAGCTTTTCCCGACTCCGCGAAACGCCTGAATGACGCACCGCTTTGGTCCGTTGTCAAGGAACGTGGCGATGTCGTACTGAAGCGGCGTCGGATCGGGGAGGTTCAGGTGCTTCCAGATCAGAAACAGGACGTTGCGGAAGTCCTGAGTCGGATCCTTCTTCTTGCTCACGCAGCCTCTTCCTCATCAGAGAACGGAAGGTTCTCCGCCAGCTTCAGGATCGGTGCGCCCTCCACTGCGGCGCAGTCGATCTGATTGTCGCGGAGAAGCTGCCTGGCAACATTGAGGTCAGCCGGTGTCGCCTCTCCAGACAGCACTCTCTTGATGAGCTCTTGGACAAGAATGCCGTGAAGCTCATTGAGGTGCTTTTTTGTTGACATCATTCAGCCGTTCTGCATGACAACCGAAAGATTGACGTTGGATCCGTTTGTGATTCCGTTTGCGGTAACCACACGCATCCACGGCATTGCCTGGATGACCTGAGCCTGAGAGCGGTAGCCGGACGCGCCTCCGCCAACATCCAATGATGCACTGAGCGGCTTAGACAGACTGGTGGCATTGGATGCAAACAAAGTCACCCAATCAGACCCATCCATGCTTCCCTGAATCTGAATGGCTGCGTCGATAACAGCAGGAGTCGGAGAAGCAGAGACCTGCTTCATCTTGATGAAAACGCATCCAACGGATGAGACAAGAGGATCGTAACGAAGCGATGTGCCGGTGATCGCCGACGACATTGCGGTATCAGCAAGAAGAGTGATCGTTTGAGGGGTAGGCATGGGTTACTTGTGTAGGAGGTTGATGAAGACAGTCACGGCGACCGACACGATGCCAGCACCGCCAAGAATCACGGCCTTTGCGTTTTCGAGCTGACGAAGACGCGAGTCGATGTTTCGGATCTCTTCCTGCTGGACGCTCTGGATTGCCAGGAGACTGTCCACCTTGCCTTCGAGGCGACCGATGGCGAGGAACAATTCGTCGTGGGATGGAGTGGACATATCAAGAGACCCTGGTAAGGATGTATTGCGCCGTGACGGTGTAACCAGTTCCCCAGCCTCCCGTTCCCGGTACGTTAGGCGAGCATCCAGAAGTGTTTACCGTCACTCCTGTAAAGAAGTCTGGAGCCGGGGAGATGTTTCCTGAGTTTGAGGTATAGAACACCATTCCAACCCACGTACCAACGCTGGATTTGATGTTTATTCCACTTGCAGCTACCCCGGAAAATACTGTTCCGGTCTGCGCTGTAACAGTCGGCGCAGTAGTGTTGTTGAACGCCTTTGAGATCAAGACACAGTGGGTAGTGCCAACGTCAGTGATTGACGGAGTAAAGGACGTAGTGACCGCAGACCACGTTGCATTTCCAGAGGCATCGCTGGTAAGCACCTTCCCGGAACCAGGAGTGCCAGAGGTAATCTGTAGTTTTCCGTTTACAGTAACAGCATCAGTCGAAGCATCACCAAGCGTGGTGTTGCCGTTGGCAGCAAACGTGTTGTTGACGGTAACTGCCGAGGTTGACCCGAACGACACGTTGCCGTTGAATGTGTTTGTTGCTGTCCAGGTGTTGGCTGTTCCGAGCTTCGCGTCTGGCTGATTGCTGTTTACAAGCGAACCGCCGGTGATGGACAAGCCGGACCCGACGGTAACGGTTGTCATAGGACCAGCCGCTGTCCCGGTCGTCGGGCCAACCACAATGGTCCCTGCCCCGACGTCTTGGATCTTGGCAAACCCGACGGCCTTGTCAACAAGACCTGGGTTTGGATATGTTCCGTTGAGGACGCCACCAGCAGTACCTAGTGGCTGGGCCCCAACAACCCTGAGCGGGCTTCCAGAAGTACCGTTTCCGGACAGACAGGTATAGATGTTTGTACCGTCAACAGTCGTTCCCGTGGTTACCGCAGCAATCTTGCTGTTGGCAGTGGACAACGCTTGGTCTGCGGTAGTTTTTGCTTGGTCCGCAATCCCCCTCGCCGTGACAACATCTGCCGCCACGGTGTTCAGCTGGGCAACGGTAGGCGCACCGACATCGGCGGCCGAGATCGAGACATCGCCGGTTTGAGCGTTTGCTAGTGCAACCGTAGACCCACGAACCGAGTTCACCTTTGATGGAGCCCACACAGCCTGGCCGGTTCCGTCAACGCAAGTAAGGACCTTTGTTGCTCCTGCGGCCTGCGGAATGAGCATCTTCCCGACGACGTTGATGTTGTCGGCAATGTTGTCGCCAAGCGTTACATCTGAGGTGAACACCTGCGGAACAGTGAACGTCTTGGTTCCAGTGATGGTCTGTGTAGTTGACTTTGTGACCCCACCGAGGTTTCCAGAAGGACTGGTTTCCCCATCAAGGCTTATCTTGACGTTGCCGGTGAGGCCGTTGACATCAGTCACGGGAGCGTTGGAAGGTGACTGCCATTGAGCAAGACCGGTGTTGTTCATGCAAGTCAACACAAGTCCTGCGGTCGGATTTGCAGATCCGGCAATCTTGAGAGTTCCCGTGAGATTGATTCCGTCGGCAGGGTTGTCACCGACGGTCAACCCACCAGGCGATAGGAACCCTGTGTGTGCGGTGACAAGCCCGCTGAAGTAAGCATCACCGTCGCTATCAATCCAGGCAACGGTTCCACCCGTAGGGGAAATTGCCTCAAAGACATGGGTATTTGCAGCAGAAGCCTGGGCTTTGACAATGCCAGACGAGTCCAGGAGCACACCGCTACTTCCGTTTGTTCCGACCGTACTAGAGGATGACGAGATGCTCTGGTTTGCGCTGAACTTCTTTGATCCGGTGATGGTCTGGTTGGTGTCAGTACTGACGGCGTTCGTCACCATCGCAGCGGTGTAATCACCGGAAGCAGGGACGACGTCGCCGACTCTCTGATTGCCGGTAGGGCCAAACTTGTTGACGCCGACACTCCCGTTCAGCGTTGCTGACATCACCCCCTCGCCGTTGATGGACAATCCGCTACCGACCTTCACTCCACCAAGAGTCGTTGCAGATGCGATGGGAAGCGTTGCGTTCTGATTGACGTTGACGACTCCGCCGGAAACAGACAAACCGCTGCCGACCTTCATAATCCCTGCTTGGGTCGTGGAGGCGGTTGGAATAGTCGTTGCCGTGTATGCGCCAAGCTTGTCAGCCGTGATAATCACGGGACCTGCTTCCCCGTTGACGCTTGTGACTCCCGCCGGTTCAGGGGTAGCCCAGATTACCTTTCCGGTAGGGGTGGCAGTAAGAACCTGCCCCTGCGATGATCCCGGAATCCTAAACTCACCATTGATCGTGATGATGTCAGATTGATCGACACCGAGGGTTACGTTGTTAGTGAACGTCTTGGCTCCGTCGATGTCCTGCGTGGTACCGATAGACACGGCCTGTACGTTTGCAGCGGTCAGGGTGATTGCACCACCAGTGTCAGCACCCGTCATGCCGTTGACGCTGATGATGCCGGTTTTCGGTGGAGCGGCCCACGAAGCGTTCCCAGCAGTGTCGGAGCACATGAGCACCTTACCGGCAGCTGCGGTGTCGCTCTTGATGATGAGCGAGCTGTTGATGGTAAGCGTATCTGCGTTAGCGTCGTCACCAAGCCCAATCGAGTTGGTGAAGTTGACCGGAACAGTGACCGTTTGCGTGGCTCCGCCAGCCGTGTTTGCGGACAGCGCACCGATTGATTCAGGGGAGATCGTGATTGTCCCGGTGCTTACCGAAGCATTCGATGAGCCAAGACGGATTCCGTTGACAATCGGAGACAGCGTCATGCTGCCAGCGTTGTCGCTGACAACTAGTGCTTTGTTGTTGTTCCCAGACCCAGGAATCTTCAGGTTCGAGATTTCGACAGTTCCGGTGAACTTCTTCGGAGCCGTAATCACCTGCGTTGTTTCAGGAGCGTCGGTCTTGACGACGTTTGCCGGAAGATTTTCAGAAGAGACCGTGGTTGGCTGCCACGAGACCTGCCCGTCAACCGTGCTGGCAGCCAAGACGACCTGCTTCCCGTACGCCACCTTGTCAAGAGGCGTTCCAGGAATGAATTGAGCACCGCTGTTCACGCCAAAGATGACGTTGTTCGTGAATGTCTTTTGCCCGCCGATTTCTTGATCGAATGTAGTGTTGACTGCCGAGCCGCCTTGATCGAGGAACAGATCAGACGATTCCTGGGACACGTACAGGGCATTCAGCATTGCCTTGTCGAGAT